CTCGGGCTGAACCCCGAGGACATGAGCGAGGCGGCGAAGGTCAAGCGGGTGCTGCGTGGGCTCGCCGATCTCGACGGGATCAGTTTCGTCGCGAAGATCCAGATCGAGCCGAGCCGCAACCCCGCCTACAAGGACGCCAACAAGCTCGACCATGTCGTGCTGCCCACGGCGCCCGAATGGCAGAAGGTAATGGCGGGCGAAACCGTGCCCGCGCAGCCGTCGAACAAGCCCCGGCCCGCCGCCGCAGCCGCGCAGCCCGCGCCCCCGGCATGGGGCCAGCCGCAGTCGGCCTCCGCGCCGGCGGCGCCTGCCTGGGGCGCGCCGTCGGCTCCCGCCCAGCCCGCCACCCAGACACCGCCCGCCGCCAAACCCGGCAACGGCCCAGCCTGGCTGAACCCGTGAGCCCGGACGAATGGCAGGCGCATGTCACCACGGAGGCGGCACTGGCGATGGGACGCTGGCTCGAGGCGCGCGGGCGTCTCGACCGCCCCATCGCCAGCCTGACCCGGCGCGATCTGGAATGCATGGCCTCGAACGCCATCAGCCGGTTCATCGTGCTGTCCTCCGAGCGCCGGACCGCCGCCCCGGACAAGGAGGAGCGCGACACGCTGGACCTGCTGCTCATGGGGTGAGCGGCGTCTCGGAAAGGCTCCGGGGGAGCGTTTCAGCCGCGAACGGGCGGAGCCCTCCTTCACGCGCGGACCTCGCCCGGCGCGTGCCCTGCGCCCAGTGCGGTCGCGAGGCCCGGGGCTTTGGCTACTGCCACGGCCTGCGCTGGGATCACCACCCTCATTACCGCTTCTGCTCGATGGCTTGCCTGATGGCGGGCTCGGCCAACGCCAAAAGGAACCACGGCATGATCGACAAGACCGACATGGAGACGCGCGCCATCGTGGAGGCCCGCCGGATGCTCGCCGAGGCGCTGACGGAGCTGGGCCTGATGGCGCCCTTCTTCGACCGCCCGGCCGCGGACATCGACCGCGTGATCGAGGCCTGCGTCGACGGCTTTCGGGCCTCGATGCAACGCCAGTCCGACAATGGCGACGTGCCGTTCTGAAGGGGTGCGGATGCTGGTCGATTTCAATCACGGATCGGGCTTTGTCTATGGCCGCGGCACCTCTGATCCCGAACCACTGGGCGCGCGGATCAACTCCCGCATCGATGCCGCGCTGGTCGCCGAACGCGAGGGCCAGCGCCCGCGCGACTATCTGGGCGCGAGCCGCATCGGCGAGCCCTGCGCGCGGCGGCTGGTCTACGAGGTTACCCGCACGCCGCCCGATCCGGGCAAGGATTTCGAGGGGCGCGTTCTTCGCATCTTCGCTGCCGGGCATGTCTTCGAGGATCTGGCGATCCGCTGGCTCCGGCAGGCCGGATTCGATCTGCGCACGCAAACGCAAGCTGGCGGCCAGTTCGGCTTCGAGACGGCGGGCGGACGCATACGCGGCCACGTGGACGGCGTGATCGTCGGCGGCCCGGAGATCGGCCTCGAATGGCCTTTGCTCTGGGAACACAAGGCGCTGAAAGCCTCGTCCTGGTCCGACACCGCGAAGAAGGGCGTGCAGCTCTCGAAGCCCGTCTATTTCGGCCAGATGCAGATCTACATGGCCTACATGGGCCTCGGGTCCGCGCTTTTCACGGCGCTGAACAAGGACACCTGCGAGATCTACCACGAACATGTGCCGTTCGATCCGGCCGCCGCGCAGGCGCTGTCGGACAAGGCGGTCGACGTGCTGCGCGCCGCGGACGCGGGCGATCTTCTGCCCCGCATCGCGACCAGTCCCGACTTTTTTCTCTGCCGGTTCTGCCCGTTCGCAACCCGCTGCTGGGAGGACCGCGTATGACCATCACCCTTTCTGATACCCAGGGCCGCGCCATCGCCGCCATCCGCGACTGGTACGAGACGCGGCGGCACGACCAGCAGATCTTCCGCCTCTTCGGCTATGCCGGGACCGGCAAGACCACGATCACCGCCATGGCGATCGAGGCGCTGGGGCTTGAACCGATGACCCCGGGCGGGCTTGGCGGCGTGCTCTTCGCCGCCTTCACCGGCAAGGCGGCGCTCGTCATGACGCGCAAGGGAACGCCCGCGCAGACCATCCACAGCCTGATCTACCGCGTCTCCGAGGCGACGCCCGAAGAGATCGCGCGCGCGACCGAGGATCTGCTGGCGCTGCGGCGCGACCTGCCGCGCATGGGCCCGGCCGAGCGCGGTTTCGCGATGACGCGCATCGCCCAGCTCGAACTGCGCCTCGAGGACATCCACCAGCCGAAGTTCCTGATCAACGAGCAGTCGATCCTGCGCGACGCGGACCTCCTGGTGCTCGACGAGGTGTCGATGGTGGGCAAGGAGATGGCCCACGATCTCATGGCCTTCGGCAAGCCGATCCTCGTGCTGGGCGATCCGGGGCAGCTGCCGCCCGTCAAGGACACGGGCTTTTTCACCGAGACCGCACCGAACGTGATGCTGACCGAGGTGCACCGCCAGGCGAGCGACAGCGCCATCCTGAGGCTCGCGACGCTGGCCCGTGAGGGGCTGCCGATCCCACCCGGCGCGCATGACGACCATGTCTGGAAGATGTCGCGCCACGAGGTCGGTCCCGCGCAGATGCTGCAGGGCGGCCAAGTGATCTGCGGCACCAACGCGACGCGGCGCTGGCTGAACACCGCGATGAAGCGCGCGGCCGGGTTCAGCGCCGATTATCCGACAGGCGGCGGCGAGAAGATCATCTGTCTCAAGAACCGCCACGATCTCGGGCTGATCAACGGCATGTTCCTGACCCTGACCGAGGTGCGGCAGGATCCGGACGACGCCTTCGCCTTCAGCGCCATGGTCGAGACCGAGGACGGGGTGAGCCTCGGCGGGCGACAGAGTTTCTGGCGCGGCGAATATGCCGATCATGTCGCCTACGACCCCGAGCGTGGGCGACGGGAGTGGCAGGTCCGGCGCGGGCTGATCGAGTCCAGCTGGGGCTATGCGATCACCTGCCACAAGTCACAGGGCTCGCAATGGGAGAACGTCGTCGTGTTCGACGACGGGTTCGGGCGCAGCGCCGCCGACCGCAACCGCTGGCTCTATACCGCGATCACGCGGGCCGAGAAAGGTCTGGTGATCCTTGCTTGACCTCAACGACGCCAAACCGCTCGGTGGCGAGCCTCTGCGCTACGATCTCGATCTGGTGGTGGCGCGCCTTCGCGAGACCGCCGAGATATGGGTGCCACGCCTGTTTCCGCGCGGGCGCAGGTCGGGCGACGAGTGGCGGCTCGCCAACATCCGGGGCGACGCGCCGCGCAATACCGGCTCCTGCGTCATCACCCTGCGCGGCGCGCATGCTGGCGACTGGATCGACTTCGACGGCAATCAGGGCGGCGGTCCGATCAGCGCCATCGAGGAAGCGACCGGGCTCGACGGCCGGGCCCTGATCGTCGAGGCGGCCGAGATCGCAGGCATTGCGCCCGGCGCGCCGGAACGTCGCGCTCCGCCGACGCCACCCCCATTGAAGCGCGATCCCGCGCTGGAGATCGCGCACATCCTGACGGGTGCGGAGACGATCACGGGCTCTCCGGTCGCGCGGTATCTGACCGGACGCGGCCTGACCGTGCCCGAGGCCGCCGATCTGCTGTTTCACCCCGACCTTACCCATTGGGAGACGAAGACCGGCTATCCGGCCATGCTGGGACAGGTCCGCGACCGCGATGGCGCGGTCATCGGCCTGCACCGCAGCTACCTCGCCACCGATGAGGTGGCGGTCACCAAGGCGCCGCTCGACAAGGCGAAGAAGATGCTGGGCCGAGTGGCTGGTGGCGCGGTGCGTCTCGCCGATCTCGGCGACGGTGATCGGCTTGCGCTTTCCGAAGGGATCGAGACCGGGCTCGCGGTGATGACCGCATGCCCCGATCTGCCGGTCTGGGCGACGTTGTCGACATCGGGCCTCGAACAGGTCGATCTACCGCCTGGCGTCCGGCGCGTGCTGATCCTGGCCGACAATGACACCTCCGGGGCCGGTCTGCGGGCCGCCGAGGCCGCCGCCCGGCGCCTGCGCGCGCAAGGGCGCGACGTGGCCGTCGTCTTGCCGCCCGAGGAAGGCGAGGATTTCAACGACCTGCTGCTGCGCGAGGGGCCCGAGGCTATCGCCGCCCTGATCGCAGATGCGGAGGCCATCACCGAGGCCGAGCCCACGCTGCTGATCGGGCAGCACAGGCCGGTCAACTATCAGGGCAGCGGCGAGGCCATCCCCACCTTGCGCGCCGACGAGGGCGATCTGGCCCGCTCGGTCGAGCGGGTCTGGAGTCTGCTCATGGCCTCGAACCGGACGCCATGGGTGTTCCGCTTCGCCGGGCAGCCGACATGGGTGGTGCCCGACGACGAAGGCCGCCCGGTCGCCACCGCGATCACCGAGGAACGGCTGCGTCACATGCTGGCGCGGCTGGCGCACTGGAAGAAGCTGAACGGCAAGGGCGAGTTGGTCGCGGCCCCGCCGCCGATCGCCGTGGTCAAATCCGTGCTGGCCACGCCCGACCCCGCGCTGCCCGTGCTGGTGGGCATCGTCAACACACCCGTCTTCGGTCGCGGCGGCACGCTGCTGACCACGCCGGGATATCATCCCGATGCGCGGCTTCTCTATGCCCCGACTCCCGGCTTCGTGGTGCCGACCATTCCGGCCAAGCCGTCAGCCGCCGAGGTTGCCGCCGCCCGCAGCCTCCTGTGCGAGGATCTGCTGGGAGACTTTCCCTTCGTCGGCCCCGCCGAGATGGCGCATGTGATCGCGCTGCTGCTGCTGGGCTTCCTGCGCGGCATGATCGACGGGCCGACGCCGCTGCACCTGATCGAGAAGCCCAGCCCCGGCTCCGGCGCCACGCTGATGGTCGATGCCGTGGCCACCATCCTCACCGGCTCAGGCGCGAGCGTGATGACTGAAGGGCGCGACGACGATGAATGGCGCAAGCGCGTCACCGCCAAGCTGCGCCAGATCCCCGCGATCGTGCTGATCGACAACCTGCGCGCCAAGCTCGACAGCTCCGCCGTCGCGGCCGCCCTGACGGCGCCCTTCTGGGAGGACCGGATCCTCGGCGCATCGGAAATGGCGCGGCTGCCGATCCGCTGTCTCTGGATCGCCACCGGTAACAACCCCGAGTTCTCCAACGAGATGGCGCGCCGCCTCCTGCGCATCCGGCTCGACCCGCACGAGGAGCGCCCCTGGCAGCGCACCGGCTTCCGCCATCCCGATCTGATGACATGGGTGCGCGCAAACCGCCCCCGGCTGGTCGCCGCCTGCCTCACGCTGTGCCAGGCGTGGATCGCCGCCGGAAAGCCGCGCGGGGCGCGCACCATCGGCTCCTTCGAGAACTGGGCGCATGTCGTCGGCGGCGTGCTCGAGGTCGCGGGCATTCCCGGCTTCCTCGGCAATCTCGACGAGATGATGGAGGCCTCCGACAGCGAAGGCGCGGGCTGGAGCGCCTTCATCGCCGCCTGGTGGGACCGGTTCGGGACCGCCGAGGTGGGCGCGGCCGACCTCTTCGACGTCGCCCTGTTCTGCGATCCGGCGCCCCCCATCACCTGCCACACGGATCGCGCGCAGAAAACCAGCTTCGGGATCGCCATCAAGAAGATGCGGGACCGCGTGTTCAAGGTGGGCGATCTGACGCTCAGGCTGGTGCAGGCGGGCACGTTTCGGAGGGCGGTCAAATGGCAGCTGAAGGTCTCGGAGCAACCGTCGCGTCCGCAATCGGGCGCACGAGGGCCCGACGCGTGTGAACCTCCGAGCGCGGGTGTGAACCTCCAAAACCGAGGTTCACACGATCAAGCCGTTGATAAGAATGGCAAATGTGAACCTTGTGAACCTTGTGAACCTCTTCCAACCCTTACGTACGCGCGCGCGCACGCACATGCGAAGGATGATGCCGGAAAAGGTTCACAAGGTTCGCGAGGTTCACAAAGCCCAGCGAATTCAGAGCCTTGTGCGTGTGAACCTCCATGTGAACCTCCCGCGGCAGGTTCCCGAGGTTCACCCGTCCCCGATTGGCTGAGGGAGCTCGATCCATGAGCCCCGCATGCCCCGCCCGTCACCCCATCGAGCAGCAAACCGGAAAGGAGCCCATCATGGCCCACGCATCTCCGACCCCGACACCCATGAGCGCCCCGTTCCCCGGCGTGCCGGTCATCCTCGCCCTCGATCTCGGTACCACCACTGGCTGGGCGCTGCAGGCTGCGGACGGTCTGATCACCAGCGGCACCGTGTCATTCCGGCCCAGCCGCTATGACGGCGGGGGCATGCGCTACGTGCGGTTCCGGGGCTGGCTCGAGCAGCTGGCGAACGACGCCGGAGCCATCACCGCCATCCACTTCGAGGAAGTGCGCAGGCACGTCGGGACTGACGCGGCGCATGTGTATGGCGGGCTGCTGGCCACGCTGACGTCATGGGCGGAGACCGCGGGCGTCGCCTATCAGGGCGTGCCGGTCGGCACCATCAAGCGCCACGCCACCGGCAAGGGCAACGCGAACAAGGACGCCATGATGGCGGCCGCCCGAGCGCGCGGCTTCTCTCCCGCCGACGACAACGAGGCCGACGCCATCGCGATCCTGCTCTGGGCGCTGGAGACCCGGGGAGGTGTGCAATGAGCGGCATGCGGTTCACGCCCAAGGGCTACGGCGGTCACCGCCGCAACCCTGACGAGGTCAAGCGCGACGGCTGGAAGGAACAGGGCCTGCTGGCCGTCGCCGTCGACGACGACCGCCTGACCTGGCCGGAGCGAGAGCTGGTGCGCCAACTCGGCGAGCGGCTCTACGGCAAGCGGGAACAGGAGGCGCGCCATGGGTGAGTGGACCACAGCGCAGGTGCAGGATCGGCTTGAACTTGCGGCGGGCGTGATGCGGCAGATGCCGGGCGTGATGCCGCAGGGCTTCTTCAACGCCTGGCCCGAGTATTTCCACAGCTTCGCCGACAAGGTCGGTCAGGAGCCGCAGATGCGTCGCCCGAGGCCCAGCCCGCGACAGATCACGCAGGCGGAAGAAGCGATGCTCTGGCTGCGCTGGCTCGAGCCCGAGGACGGGCGGCTGGTCTGGGCCCGCGCCGACGGAATGGCGTGGAAGCCGATCTGCTGGCAGTTCGGCCTGTCGCGCACGGCCGCGACCAAGCGCTGGCAGTACGGCCTTGCGGTGATCACCTGGCGGCTGAACGGTCGCGTGCCGTCGCCCCGGCGCTCGCAGCAGTTCGTCATCGAAAACGCCAATCGGCTGTCAAGAAAAATCGTCCTCTGAGGAAATTTTCGGGTGTACATCGCAGGGCCTTACACATTTCGTCGAGGCCGTTAGAAAACCAATATGCTCGGGAGAGAAGCGCGCAGGCAGAGGCCGCGCCGCTGGCTTCCGGGGTCCAGCGAAGGGTCCAGCCGGGGTCCAATGGGCTAACCCATTGAGTTCTTGGTTCCTTCCTCGCGATATTCGTATGCTGGCGGGCGAAGCGCGGGACATCGCCAGCGACAGGGCCGGATTTTTGGGAAGCCACCCGGAAGCCGGAGCCACCCGCGCCTTGCGCAAACACCAATGAACGCTGGCCTTCCGACCGGACACCGCTGGTGGCCGCTGGACCCCGTGTGGAGTCCTGCGCGGCATCCGGAGTCCGGATGCCACCGGCATCCACTCGACCGAGGAACCTTGCCCACCATGACGCTGAGCTTCGCCCCGGACGCGATCGAGATGTGGCCGCTGTCGCGCCTCCAGCCCTACGCGAAGAACGCGAAGGCGCATGGCGCGGACCAGGTGGCGAAGATCGCTGCCAGCATGGCCGAGTTCGGCTGGACCGTGCCATGCCTCGTGGCCGAGGACGGGGAACTAATCGCGGGGCACGGGCGCGTGCAGGCCGCGACGCAGCTCGGGCTGACCGAAGCGCCGGTGATCTTGCTGGGGCACCTGACCGAGGCGCAGCGCCGCGCATACCGCATCGCGGACAACAAGCTGACGGAACTCGGGACCTGGGATGAGGCGCTGCTCTCGGCGGAACTGAACGACCTGCTGGCCGAGGATTTCGACCTGTCGCTTGTCGGGTTTTCCGATGGCGAACTCGATAAGCTGCTGGCCTACGTCGCGGAAGACGACGGTGAAGAAGGTGGCCCCGGGGGCTCGGTGCCACCGGTGACAATCCCCGAACCCCCACGCAATCCGGCGTCGCGGACGGGCGATCTCTGGATCCTCGGCGATCACCGGCTGCTCTGCGGCGACAGCACCAGCGCGGCCGATGTGCGCCGTCTGATGAATGGCGAGCGGGCGATCCTGTTCGCGACCGATCCGCCGTATCTCGTCGATTACGACGGCTCGAACCACCCGACCCGGAACAAGGATTGGTCGGCGTCCTACGGCACGACCTGGGACGACAGTTCTCAAGGCGCGGAACTCTACGACGGCTTCATCGCTGCGGCGGTCGCCGAGGCCATCGCCGAAGACGCCGCCTGGTACTGCTGGCACGCCTCGCGCCGCCAGGCGATGCTGGAGGCTTGCTGGGAGAAGGCGGGCGCCTTCGTCCACCAGCAGATCATCTGGGTGAAGGACCGCGGGGTCCTGACCCGGTCGCACTACCTCTGGAAGCACGAACCCTGCTTCATGGGCTGGCGCCGCCCGAACCGCCCGCCCAAAGTCGCCGAGGAAACGCTGCCGTCGACATGGGCGCTGCCCAGCTTCGCCAAGGATGACCGGCCCGACCACCCGACACCGAAACCGCTCGACGCCTTCGGGATCCCGATGCGCCAGCACGTCGCCCGCGGCGGGATCTGCTACGAGCCGTTCTCAGGCTCGGGTTCGCAGATCATGGCGGGCGAGGCCAACGGACGCCGGGTCTTCGCGATGGAGATCAGCCCGGCCTATGTCGATGTCGCCGTGGAACGCTGGCAGGCGGAGACCGGCCACGACGCGATCTTGGATGGCGAAGGACGCAGTTTTGCGGACGTGAGGACGGAGCGGCTCGGTAACGACGAGTCCGATGCCCCCACCGACGCCGCGAGCGCAGGGCGCAGGAAGAGCAAGGCCGCATGAAGCAGTCGCGGCTCATGTCGCTGGTCGAGTCCATCGCCAATGTCGCGGTCGGCTATGGCGTCGCGGTCGTGACGCAGATCCTGATCTTCCCGATCTTCGGTCTGCACACGACGCTCGCGCAGAACTTGCAGATGGGGTTGGTCTTCACCGGGGCCTCCATCGTCCGCAGCTTCACGTTGCGGCGGCTGTTCGAGGCGCTCAGGGTCAGCGCGACGAAGCCGCCGCTCAGGACGAGCGGCGGCTCTGTTCCGGTCCGGCTTCCCTACCGCCGGAACTTCGGCGGTGCGCCGGGTCGGGATCAGGCTTCGAGCCGGTAGACCCGCCCGCGCCCCTCGACCTTGTCGGAGGTTACTTCGAGCCCGAGTTTCTTCTTGAGCGCGCCGGCGAAGGCGCCGCGCACCGTGTGCGGCTGCCAGCCGGTGGCGGCGACGATCTCGTCGATGGTCGCGCCTTCCGGCGCCCGCAGCATGGCGATGAGCTGAGCTTGCTTCGTGCCCTCGCGCGGTTTGCGCACCTTAAGCGCGGGAGCGTCGTCTGTCGTGATCTCCGTCGCGGCGTCCGCGTTCGGCGCGTCCTCGGGTTCGACGCCGATGGCGGCGAGGCCAGCGTCGGTGATGTGGAGCAGGATGGCGCGGCCATCCTCATCGTTCCGCCAGATGCGGTTCAGCGCCGCGTCGGCCTTGGTCTGGCTGTCGGTCATGGTCTCGGCAATGAGCCCGCGGGAGAGAAGCGCGGCCACCACCTTGGTCGCGGCGCCGCCGCGCAGCGAGCCGGGCAGCGGCAGAACGTTGCGGTCGTCGCGCTGCGCGGCCGCGCTCAGGATCAGGAGCTGGGTGCCGGAAAGTTTGGTCATGGTCGTCTCCGTCGCATCGGGGCGCGCGGGATGCGGGCCCTTCTACGAGGTCGAGCCCGCCAGTCGGCGGGCAGGACTCGGAGAGATGACCCGTCAGTCAGCGTGTTCGCCCTCGCCGAAGGCGCTGTCGGTGATGCGCTTCAGGAGGCTGGCGTAGTGCTCGAGGGTGCCGACATGCCCCCAGTTGATTTCGTCGGGGTGGGCGTTGAAATGCTCGTCGCTGAGGCCCTGCAGCCGGGCGAGCATCGCGTCGATCTCGGCCTTCTTTGCAATGAAGGCGTCGAGCGCGGCTTGCTTGTTCCGTTGCGTTTTCTCGGCGCGGAGCTCGTGGCGGGGCGTGGTGATCGGGTTCAGGCGGGTCGTCATCGTGGTGGCTCCGTAGTGAGTTGCATCGTCCTTGTGGGACGGACGTTCGCTCCGGCGCGGAGGCTTATCAACTCGATAAGCACATGAATCTGAATGATAATCGGGGCCGTCGATGCAGGGCATGAGCGAGCGCCAGTACGCCGCCCATGTTGGGCTGTCGCGCGGCGCGATCCAGAAGGCGAAGGCCGCCGAGCGGCTGGTCCTCTATCCGGACGGCAGCATCAACGCGGCCGCCAGCGACGCGAGGCGTGCCGAGACGACGGACCCGTCGAAGACCCGCAAGCCGCCCGCGCCGAAGCTGAAGCCCGTCCCCGAGGCGGCGGTGGCCGCCGTCGGCGACACGCTGCGCGAACAGGGTCTGGCGGTCCCGGCCGTCGGCGGTGGCACGACCTTCCTGCAGGCCAAGACCGCCAACGAGGTGCTGAAGGCGCAGGAGCGCCGGCTGCGCCTCCAGAAGATGAAGGGGGAGCTGATCGACCGCGCCCGCGCGACCGCGCTCGTGTTCCGGCTCGCCCGCGAGGAGCGCGACGCCTGGGTGAACTGGCCGTCCCGCGCCGCGGCGCTGATGGCGGCCGAGCTCGGCGTGGAGGCGGCCGCGATGCAGAAAGCGCTGGAGAGCCATGTACGCGCCCACCTCGACGATCTCGCCGAGGTCCGGCCCGAGTTCAGGTGACGCCGAAGATGCCCTGACCGACTTCGATGGCGTCGCGGAGGTCCTGCGCGCCTGGGGCGCCGGGCTCCGGCCCGACCCGGACCTGACCGTCTCGGAATGGGCGGACCGGCACCGCATGCTGGCGCCCCGCGCGTCGGCCGAGCCGGGGCGATACCGCACGGCCCGCACGCCCTACACGCGCGAGATCATGGACGCGCTGTCGCCGGGGAACGCCGCGCAGCGCATCGTCTTCATGAAGGCCGCGCAGGTCGGCGCCACCGAGGCCGGCAACAACTGGATCGGCTTCGCGATCCACCAGGCGCCGGGGCCGATGCTTGCGGTCCAGCCCACGGTGGAACTCGCGAAGCGCAACTCGCGCCAGCGGATCGACCCGCTGATCGACGAGAGCCCGGAGCTGCGGTCGCGGGTCAAGCCAGCGCGCTCGCGCGACGCCGGCAACACGATGCTGTCGAAGGAGTTCGCGGGCGGCATCCTGATCATGACCGGGGCGAACTCGGCGGTGGGGCTTCGCTCGACGCCGGCGCGCTACATCTTCCTTGACGAGGTGGACGCCTATCCGGCCTCGGCCGACGAGGAAGGCGATCCGGTCACGCTCGCCGAGGCGCGGTCGCTGACCTTCGCGCACCGGCGCAAGGTATTCCTGGTCTCGACTCCGACGATCCGGGGGCTGAGCCGCATCGAGCGAGAGTTCGAGGCGAGCGATCAACGGCGCTTCTTCGTGCCGTGCCCGCATTGCGGCGCGATGCAGTGGCTGAAGTTCGACCGGCTGCGCTGGCAGAAGGGCCGCCCGGAGACGGCGGAGTATCACTGCGAGGTCTGCGACGCGGCAATCGCGGAACACCACAAGACGGCCATGCTGGAGGGCGGCGAATGGCGGGCGACCGCCACGGCCGCCGATCCGACCACGGTCGGATATCACCTCTCGGCGCTCTATTCGCCGATCGGCTGGCTGAGCTGGGAGCGGATCGTGCGGGCATGGGACGCGGCGCAGGGGTCCGACGAGGCGATCAAGGCCTTTCGCAACACGATACTCGGCGAGACATGGGTCGAGACCGGGGAAGCGCCCGACTGGCAGCGGCTCTACGACCGGCGCGAGCGCTGGACGTCCGGCACGGTGCCTGCGGGTGGGCTGTTCCTGACTGCCGGGGCCGACGTGCAGAAGGACCGGATCGAGGTCGACGTCTGGGCCTGGGGCCGCGGACTGGAAAGCTGGCTCGTCGATCACGTCGTCATCGAGGGCGGGCCGGACCGGCATGACGCCTGGTCGGAACTGACCGTGCTGCTGGACAAAAGCTGGCTGCATGAACGTGGCGCGCATCTCAGGATCGCGCGGCTCGCCATCGACACCGGCTACGAGGCCCCGGCCGTCTATTCCTGGTCGCGGGCGCACGGGTTTGCGCAGGTATCGCCAGTCAAGGGCGTCGAGGGGTTCAACCGCTCGAGCCCGGTGTCGGGGCCGACCTTCGTCGATGCGACCGAGGGCGGCAAGCGGCTGCGGCGCGGCGCGCGGCTCTGGACGGTGGCGGTGTCGACCTTCAAGGCCGAGACCTACCGCTTCCTGCGGCTGGCGCGGCCGACCGAGGAGGAGATGGCCGACGGGGCGGCGTTCCCGCCCGGCTCGGTGCACCTTCCGCACTGGGTCGAGAACGAATGGCTGAAGCAGTTCGTGGCCGAGCAGCTGGTGACGGTGCGCACGAAGCGCGGCTTCGCCCGGCTGGAATGGCAGAAGCTGCGCGAGCGCAACGAGGCGCTGGACTGCCGGGTCTATGCCCGCGCTGCCGCCTGGATCGCGGGCGCGGACCGCTGGCCCGACGAGAAATGGCGCGACCTCGAGGATCAGCTCGGGCGGGCGCCGACCGCGGCGGATGCCGCGGGGCTGATCAACAGGCCCGCCTCCGCGCCGCAGACGAAACGGCGCTCGGACTGGCTCGGGCGACGTGAAGGATGGTTCTAATGGCGGACTGGACCGAAGCTGAACTGGCCGCGCTCCGGCGCGCTTATGCCAGCGGCACGACGCGCGTCAGCTATGACGGCAAGTCCGTCGACTATGGCTCGGCCGAGGACCTGCTCGCGCGCATCCGGACCATCGAGCGCGCGATCACCGGAACAAGCCGGCCGTTGCCGGTCGCAGGTCTCGCCGGCTTCTCGCGCGGGGACCGCTGATGTCGGCAAGCTGGTTCGACCGCGCCATCGCAACGGTTGCGCCGCGAGCCGCCGCGCGTCGGGTGCTCGCGCGACAGGCGTTCGACACCCTCACGCACACCCGCGGCTACGACGGGGCGGCGCGTGGGCGGCGGACGGATGGCTGGCGGGCGAGCGCGTCCTCGGCCGACACCGAGATCGGCGTCGCCGGTGCGCTCTTGCGCAACCGGATGCGGGATCTGGTACGCAACAACCCGCATGCCGCCAAGGCGGTGGCGGTGCTGGTGAACAACATCATCGGCGCGGGGATCATGCCCCGCGCCGCCAGTGGCGACGACAAGCTCGATCGAAAGGTCGACGCGCTGTTCGAGCGCTGGTCGTCCGCCTGCGACGCCGACGGTCAGCTCGACTTCTATGGGCTGCAGACGCTGATCTGCCGCGAGATGGTCGAGGCCGGCGAGGTCCTGGTGCGCCGTCGGCTCCGCCGTCCGAGCGACGGGCTCCCGGTCCCGCTTCAGCTTCAGGTACTCGAGGCCGACTTCCTCGATGCCAGCCGGACCGGCGCCATCGGGTCCGGTCGCCTCGTGCAGGGGATCGAGTTCGACCCGCTCGGACAGCGCCGGGCCTATTGGCTGCACGGTGAGCATCCAGGCGACGCCTTCGGCGCGGTGCAGGCGGGCGCGTCGAGCCGGGCGGTACCGGCGAGCGAGATCGCGCATGTCTACGAGAAGCAGCGGACCCAGGCGCGCGGCGTGCCCTGGGGCGCGCCGGTGATCCGGTCCTTGCGCGATCTCGACGATTACGAGGTGGCCGAGATCGTCCGCAAGAAGACCGAGGCCTGCGTCACCGCCATCGTCTTCGGCGACGACGAGGCCCAGCAGGGCATCGCGCCCGCCGTCGTCGACGCCGATGGGAACCAGGTCGAGCAGTTCGAGCCCGGGCTCATCGCCTATGCCCGCGGCGGCAAGGACATCCGCTTCAACCAGCCGTCAGCGACAGGCGGCTATGCCGAGTACAAGCGCGCGAGCCTGCACACGATCTCGGCCGGGTTCCGGGTGCCCTACGAGTTGCTGACCGGGGACCTCTCCCAGGTGAACTACTCCTCGATCCGGGCAGGCCTCGTCGAATTCCGCCGCCAGATCGACGCCGTGCAGTGGCAGCTCTTCATTCCGATGCTCTGCCAGCCGGTCTGGCGGTGGTTCACCGAAGCCGCATGGGCAACGGGCCAGATCCCGCGCCCCGACATACCGGTTGAATGGTCGCCGCCGAAGTTCGAGGCGGTCGACCCGCAGAAGGACGCGATGGCGAACCTGCTGGCGATTCGCTCAGGGACCACCAGCCTCGCCGAGGTGATCGCCCAGCAGGGCCGCAACCCCGATGCCGTGCTCGCCGAGATCGCGGCGACCAACGCCAAGCTCGACGCGCTCGGGCTCGTGCTCGACAGCGATCCGCGGCGCGTCACTAAGACCGGCAGCGCGCAATCCAACGACCCGGCGCAGACCGACGCCGCTGAACAGGACTGATCCATGGAGACGATGATCGAACTGCCGGCGCTCCGCCGGGCGGCGGAGCTTGCGCCGAGCACGGCCGAGCCGGAGTCCCGCACCGTCGAGGTGGTCTGGTCGGCCGGCGCTCGCGTCCGCCGCATCACGCTCTTCGGTGAGACCTACGACGAGGAGCTGAGCCTTGACCCGGACCATGTCCGGCTGGAGCGGCTCAACGCCGGCGCGCCATTTCTGAAGGTGCACGAGCTGACCGAGCTCGATGCGGTGATCGGCTCGGTCGTGCCGGGCTCGGCCAGGATCGAGAACGGCCGGGGTGTCGCCCTCGTGCGCCTCTCGGAACGCGCGGAGGTCGAGCCGATCTGGCGCGACATCCAGGACGGGCACATCCGCGCGGTTTCGATCGGCTACCAGGTCCACCGCTTCGAGGTCTCCAAGCCCGAGGGCGGTCGCGAACTCTGGCGCGCGGTCGACTGGACCCCGTTCGAGGTCTCCGCCGTGGCGGTCGGCGCCGATCCCGCCGCCGGCTTCCGCAGCCATGCCCCGCTTCACGACTGCGTCCTTCATCGCCGGCACGCGCCCATCGCCACCACAGGAGTCAGCCCGATGACGGACAAGACCAAGAGCCCGGCGGCCAAGGACGCCGATGCGAAGACCCCAGATGAGACGACCGAGACGGTCGAGACCGAGGAGAAGACGACCGTGACCGAGCCGAAGGACGGCGCGAGCGAGACCCGCGCCCAGACGAAGAGCCAGCAGCCGGCGAAACCGGAGCCGGGCACCGCCTCACAGGGCGAGGATGCCGAGGCGCTGGTGACCCGCGCCCGCGATGCCGAGCGCGACCGCGTCTCGACGATTTACGACCTGGCGGGCCGGCTCAGCCTCGAGCGCGGCTTCGCCGAGGATCTGGTCAAGCGCGGCGTGGCTATCGACGAGGCGCGCCGCCTGATCCTCGATCAGGTCGCGGCCAAGTCCGAGGAGACGCGGACCTTCAGCCAAGTCTCCGTGCCGCTCGGCGGCCGTGACGAGCGCGTCACCCGCCGCGATGCGGTAGCGAGCGCGCTCCTGCACCGCTACAGCCCGACGCTCTTCCCGCTCGAGGATGCCGCGCGCCAGTACCGCGGCATGACGCTGCTCGAGCTCGCGCGCGAGAGTCTCACCGACGCCGGCGTGAACACGCGTGGCCTGTCGCGCGACGAGGTGGCGACGCGCGCGCTCCACACGACCTCGGATTTCCCCGAGATCCTCTCGGCGGTCACCAACAAGACGCTCCGGCAGGCCTACGAGGCCTATCCGCGAACTTTCGCGCTCTTCTGCCGGCAGGTGCTCGCCACTGACTTCAAGGCCATGCACCGGGTGCAGCTCGGCGAAGCGCCGCAGCTCCTCGAAGTCGGGGAGAGCGGCGAGTTCAAGCGCGGAACGTTGGGCGAGTCGAAGGAAAGCTACAAGGTCAAGACCTATGGCCGGGTGGTCGCCATCACCCGGCAGGTTCTGATCAATGACGACCTCGACGCCTTCACCCGCATCCCCGCGATGTACGGCAACTCGATCGCGCAGCTCGAGAGCGATGTGGTCTGGGGCATCATCACCGCCAATCCGGCGATGGCCGACGGCAAGGCGCTGTTCCACGCCGATCACAAGAACCTCGCCGGCAGCGGCGCCGCGCTCGCCGTCGACGCGGTCGGCTCGGGCCGCGCGGCAATGGCGAAGCAGACCGGGCTCGACAAGAAGACGGTGCTGAACATCCGGCCCGCCTTCCTGATCGTGCCGGCCTCGCTGGAATTGAAGGCCGAGCAGCTGGTCGCGCAGAACCTGGTGCCCGCGTCGAGCGCGAGCGTCGTGCCACAGTCGATCCGGACCCTGGCGCCGATCAGCGAGCCACGGCTCGACGCCGCGAGCGAGACTGCCTGGTACCTCGCCGCGAGCCCGAACCAGATCGACACCATCGAGTACGCCTATCTGGAGGGCCAGCAGGGTGCGTACATCGAGACCCGCAACGGCTTCGACGTCGACGGGGTGGAGATCAAGTGCCGCCTCGACTTCGGCGCCAAGGCCATCGACTGGCGCGGCCTCTACAAGAACCCGGGCGCCTGATCCGCGCTCGTCCCCGACATCTGAACCCTGACGAGACGGGCGGCCACGGCCGCCCTTCGTCGTTCTGTGAAGGACTATTGCGATGAAGAACTACGTCCAGCCCGGCAACACCATCACGCTCGCCGCGCCCTATGCCGTTGCCTCCGGCGACGGCCTGCTCGTCGGCTCGATCTTCGGCGTGGCGTCCGGCGATGCCGCGAGTGGCGAGAGCGTCGAGGTCGCGCTTGTCGGCGTCTTCGACCTGAAGAAGGTCGCTTCCCAGACCTGGTCGGCCGGCGACAAGGTCTACTGGGACAACACCAACAAGGAAGCGACCAAGACCGCGACGGGGAACACGGCTGTAGGTGTCGCCGTCGAGGCGGTCGCGGGCGGCGCAGGCGACTTGATCGGCCGGGTGCGCCTGAACGGCTCCTTCTGATGTCGGCCTTCGCCGCCGCCGTTGGCGCGCTCTTCGCCGATCCGAACATCGGCCGGGACGCAGTCTACATAGCCGACGGCGGCGCGCCCGTGCTGGTGCGCGTCGTCGCCCGGCGCGCCGACGCGATCAGCGACTTCGGCGATGCGCGGCTCTGGTCCGAGACCACCCGGGTCGATCTGCGCGTCGCGGAGGTGACGAGCCCGCGCCCCGGCGACCGCATCGAGATCGATGGCGAGGCCTTCCTCATTCAGGGCGAGCCCGTCCGCGATCGCGAACGGCTTGTCTGGACCGTCGATCTGAGGCCCGCGTGAAACTGAAGCTCGACATCGATCCCGACATCGTCGCGATGATGGCGGCCGAGGTCGCGGCGGGTGAACGCGCCGTGACCGCCGCCATGCGCGAGGCCGGGAGCGGGCTGAAGATCGCGTGGCGGTTGCAGATCACCGGCGCGGGGCTCGGCACCCGGCTCGCCAATTCGATCCGCAGCCAGAGCTTCCCCAAGGCGGGCGAAAGCCTGGACGCCGCGGCGCTGGTCTGGTCCAAGGCCCCGGTCATCGTCGGCGCCCACGATACGGGACCGCTGATCCGCTCGAAGGACGGGTTCTGGCTGGCGATCCCGACCGAGGCCGCCGGTCGCGGGCTTCGCGGCGGGCGGATCACCCCCGGTGAGTGGGAGCGGCGACGTGGGCTGCGCCTACGGTTCGTCTATCGGCGTCGGGGGCCGAGCCTGCTCGTAGCCGACAAGGCGCGGCTCAACACGCGAGGCCAGGCAGTGGCGTCTCGCTCGAAGACCGGCCGCGGCCAGGTGACCGCGCCGATCTTTCTGCTGGTGCCGCAGGTCAAGCTGCCGAAGCGGCTCGACTTGGCGCGGGACGCGGAGCGCGCACATGGTGCGGTGCCGGGACTGGTCGTGGAGAACTGGGTGAAGGAGCGGTTCTGAGACGAGAACGGTCGCGCGGAGGGCCTCATGGGTCCTCCGCGCTGTTCTTACCCGGGTGGCGGGAACGGGTCGTTTCCGTAGCTGTTGCGCTCGCGGATCCGCCCGTCACGTCCGTGGATCAGAACTTCGCTCTGCTGGTTGCGCGCGATCTCCGTGGCCCGATCGACTGCCTCAGCCTGAGTGCCGTACCGCGCCGTGTCGCGGCTGTTCCCGGCGCCGAGGACGGCCCATCCGTCCTCGCGCCGAACAACGTGCTGGTTCTTGCCTGCCATGCCCATCACCTCCTTTCGGTGGCATGGCCAGGATGTGGTATGCTGCAATCGAACGTTCAAGTAAGAATTTGACCTTAGAGTTCGCTCAGCCTATCTTGTGCCCAAGTGTGGGCCGGGAGAAGCCCGACACGCGCACCTGAGGAACCCGTCATGAACCGCACCGAAATGTCTCGTCGGCTGAGGGAGGCACGAGAACTCGCATCAATCAGTCAGGGTGAAGCAGCTGAAGCGCTCGGCCTTCCCCGTACGGCCGTCACGCAGATCGAAGGAGGGAACCGCGCAGTGTCCACCATGGAACTTGCACGGCTTGCGGACCTCTATCGTCGCCCGGTCAGCTGGTTCCTCGCGGACGCGCCGGACGCCGAAGAGGACGTCGTCGTGGCGCTGCATCGAATTGCGCCGGGCCTCGACGCGGCTCCGGAGATCCGGATCGAGGTGGACCGCTGCGTGCAAATCTGCCGCGAAGGTGTCAGCCTGGAGGGATTGCTGGGGCGCGAGGAGCGCGACGGGCCGCCGGCGTATCGTGAGCCGGTACCGAGATCGACCGGGGATGCCGTCGCCCAAGGCGAGCGGGTGGCTGAACAGGAACGGAGACGCCTTGAGCTCGGGAGTTCTCCGATTGCCGACATGACGGAACTGCTCGGCGATCAGGGTATCTGGGCATCTGTCGTCGATCTTCCGCACACCATGTCCGGCTTGTTCCTGCATCATCCGAGCATTGGCATGGCCGTGCTCGTGAACGCTGGACATGTGCGCGCCCGCCAGCGGTTCTCGCTGGCGCATGAATACGCGCATGCCCTTATGGATCGGAACCGGGTGGTCGGCGTCAGCAGTGCAGACAACAGCCGTGAACGGATTGAGCAGCGGGCAAATGCTTTCGCTGCGGCTTTCCTGCTTCCTGAGGCGGGGCTCGAAGAGGAACTGCGCCAGCTTGGAAAGGGTCAGCCGGCGCGCACGGATCAGATCGTCTTCGATGTGGCGACGGGCGGCAGCATACAGGGCCAACTACGTCCAGCGCCGCGCTCCCAGACGATCGGCTTTCAGGACGTCGCGTTCATCGCGCACAGGTTCGGCGTGAGCTATCAGGCGGCGGTCTATCGACTGAAGAGCCTTCGCTACATCAATCAACCGGAAAGCCTCCTGCTTCTGTCGCCGGAACAGGAGAATGCTGGAAAGGACTACTTGCGGGCACTGGACCTGTTCGAAGATCTTGAGGAGCCAGTCCGTGGCCCCAGAGGAACCCGAGAGCTTCGCAGCCGCGTGGCCCACCTGGCGCTCGAGGCGTATCGGCTCGGCGAAATCTCCCGAGGACGCCTTCTCGATGTAGGCAAGACCGTCGGCGTTGACGGGCGCAAGCTGCTCGAACTTGCGGAAGCAGCGCGAGCCGAGTGACGTCCAAGATGCCTGCGCCGCCGCCAATTGTCCTCGTCACAGACACGTCCGTACTGGTGAACTTCCTTCGGATCGACCGGATGGGTCTAATCCGGGACCTGTCGCCGCAGTTTCTGGTCACCGACCATGCCGCTGGCGAGATCACCGATGTGTACGGGGATCAGTTGGCCCGGTTTGAAGCCGCGGTTGCCGCCGGATGCTGCGAAGTCTGCCGCGTGGAGGACGACGCTGCCCTCGAAATGTTCGGACAGCTGACCGGCACGCAGCGCCTCGGCATCGGTGAAAGCGCCACGATCGCGCACGCCATTTCGATCGGCGCCGGTCTCGCTCTGGACGACAAGCGCGCGGCGAACGAAGCGCGTCGCATCAACGACGGTCTGGTGGTTCTCGGGACAGCCGACCTGACTGTACAGATGATCGTGGAAGGTCTCCTGAGCGTCGAGGAGGCCGACGCCATCAAGGACGACTGGGCGGCGAACCACCGGTTCAGACTGAAGATCGCGAGCTTCGGCGACCTTCTCTGACCTTTTTCACCGCTTCCATACGAAGACGGAAACATGCCCACCCCTCGCGAAACCATCCTCGCCGCGCTGCACGCGCGGCTCTCGGCGCTGCCCGCCACTACCTTGCGCGGTGAGGTTCTGCCCGAGCGCGTACCCATCGATGGCCTGCTGATCCTGCGCGACGGCGAGCCGGGGGAGCCGGAGGTGACGCTGTCGCCGTTGAGGTACCACTATCAGCACCGAGCCGAGATCGAAGCGGTCGTGCAGGGCACCAATCGCGACGCAGACTTCGACACACTGACCGCCAGCATCGGTGCCGCGCTCGTGGTCGACCGCACGCTGGGCGGTCTCTGCGACTGGGTCGAGGCGGAGGCGCCGCGGCCGGTCGATTTGCCGGTCGAGGGCGCGGCGAGCCTGAAGGCCGCCGTCATCCCCGTCGTCCTGCACTACACCACGGCCGACCCGCTCGGCTGACCCCGACCATTCAAGGAGAACACGATGGCACGCGCCCAAGGGGCGCGAGCGCAGATGGCGCTCGCGTTCGAGACCATCTATGGTACGCCGCCCGCGAGCGGCTTCACGAAGATGCCCTTCGCCAGCGCCTCGCTCGGCGCGGAACAGCCGCTCTTGAACTCGGAACTGCTCGGCTACGGCCGCGATCCGCTGGCGCCGATCAAGGACGCCGTGACGGCCGATGGCGACGTGGTCGTGCCGATCGACGCCGAGGCCTTCGGTTTGTGGCTGAAGGCGGCGTTCGGCGCGCCGACGACCACCGGCACCGAAGCCCCCTACAGCCACGAGTTCCAGTCTGGCGCCTGGACGCTGCCGAGCCTCTCGATCGAGACCGGCATGCCCGAGGTGCCGCGCTACGCCATGTATTCGGGCTGCGTGCTCGATCAGCTGAACTGGCAGATGCAGCGCTCAGGCCTGCTGACCGCCACGGCGCGCCTCGTCGCGCAGGGCGAGACGGTCGGGACGACGAGCAGCGCTGGGACGCCGGACGCGTTGGAGCTGAAGCGCTTCGGGCACTTCAACGGGTCGATCGCCCGGAACGGCTCGGCACTCGGCAACGTGGTCTCGGCCGACATCACCTATGCCAACAACCTCGACCGGATCGAGACGATCCGCGCCGACGGCCGGATCGACGGGGCGGACCCGTCCATCGCCGCGCTGACCGGCTCCATCGAGGTGCGCTTCGCCGACAGCACGCTGGTCACGCAGGCGATCAACGGCGATGCCTGCGAGATGGAATTCGCCTACGTCCTGCCGTCCGGCGAAAGCTTCACCTTCACCGTGCACGCCGTCTACCTGCCGCGACCCCGAATCGAAATCTCCGGGCCGCAGGGCGTGCAGGCGACGTTCGACTGGCAGGCCGCCCGCGACAGCGTGGTCGGCCGGATGTGCACTGCCACCCTCGTGAATGATGTGGAGACGTATTGATGCTCACGCTCGACCTGACCAACGCCCCGCGCTGGCACGATCTCGCCCCCGGCGTTCGGGTGCAGCTGCGCCCGCTGACCACCGCCTTGATGGTCTCAACCCGCAGCGATCCCGCCGTCGAGGGGTTGCCCGAGGAAGCCTCCGACGAGGAACGCGCCGTCGCCTTCGCCAAGTCTCTCGCGCGGCGGGCGGTGCTCGCCTGGGAGGGGGTGGGCGATGCTGACGGCAACTCCATCGAACCGAGCCCGGAGGCCATCGACGCGCTGCTCGACGTCTGGCCGATCTTCGAGGCCTTCCAGCTGACCTACGTGTCCAAAGGCCTGCTGCTGGAACAGGAAAAAAACGCCTCTGCGCTCTCGCCGAATGGTCCTTCGGCGGGGGCGACCGATACTGCGAAGCCTGTGAAGGGCCGTGCCCGGACTGCCCGGCGCGACTGAACCGGCCGCTCACGCATGAGGGCTGGCAGGTCTGGGATCTGGTCGGCCGCCTCGGCGGTCAGCTGCGCGTGTTGCCCGGCGCAATCGTCGGCTGGGACCTGACCGCCGCACTGGCGCTGGGTGATGCCCTCGGCGTGCCGCCCGCCGCCGCGGCCGAACTGCTGCCGCTCATCGAAGCGGTGATGGTCTCAAAGCTCAACGAGCAGATGGAAGTCTCGCATGGCCGAGAAACGCGTTAGCGTCCGCCTCGCCGCGGTCGGCGGGCGGCAGGTGCGCGCCGAACTTGAGGGCGTCGGCGATGCCGGAGCGAAGGGCTTTGGCCGCCTCAGCCACGAAATGGAGGCGGCGAACAGGCGGCTCGCGAGCTTCTCGCGCAGGATTTCCGTGGCGATGGGCGCGGCTGTCGCCGCCGCCATCCCGGCTATGGGAGCGATCGCGAACGCCACCATCCGCGCAGCTGCCGAGACGCGGGAATTCGCGCAGATAGCAAACGCCACACCGGAGGCCTTTCAGCGCTGGGCCGGCGCCGCCCGAACGGTCGGCATCGAGGAGGAAAAGCTCGCCGACATCCTGAAGGACGTAAACGACCGCGTTGGTGATTTCCTGCAGACCGGCGGCGGACCGATGGCGGACTTCTTCGAGAATGTCGCGCCCAAAATCGGCGTCACCGCCGAGCAGTTCGCGCGGCTGTCCGGACCCGAGGCCCTGCAGCTCTTCGTGGATAGCCTCGAGCGCGCCGGGCTCGGGCAGCAGGAGATGACCTTCTACCTCGAAGCCATGGCGAGCGACGTCACCCGCCTCCTGCCGCTTTTGCGCAACGGCGGGGCGGAGATGAAGCGCCTCGGTCGGCAGGCCGAGGATCTCGGTGCGGTGATGGATTCCAGCACCATCGAGACCATGCGCCGGGCGCAGATCGCGTTGATCGGTGTCGGCCAGGTCTTCGAAGGGATGCGCAACCAGATCGGCGCCGCGCTGGCGCCGGTGGTGACCGATCTCGCCAATGCCTTCGTTCGGCTCGCCTCCTCGGGCGGGGTGCTGCATCGCGCATTCCAAGCCCTCATCGACAATCTGGGCCGGCTCGTCACCTATGCCGGCACCTTCGCCGCTTTCATGGCTGGGCGATGGGTGGCGGGGCTGGCTGCAGCGGCATTCTCCGTTCGCGGCCTTGCCACTGCGCTCGTGGTCCTCCGCGGCGCGCTCATCCGCACTGGCATCGGGGCGCTGATCGTCGGCGCAGGCGAGCTGATCTACCAGTTCACTCAGCTGGTCCGGGGCGCCGGCGGGTTCGGCAATGCGCTGGAACTGATGGGCGCCGTGGCCAAAGCGGTCTGGGACGGGATCAAGGCCACGGCCGGCTCCTTCGTCGACGACTTCCGGGCCCTGCGGGCCGACGTCGAGGGGATCTGGCTGCGCCTGATGGCCTTCCTTTCGCAGAAGTGGGCCGACTTCCTCGGGCAGATCGGCCCGACCTTCAACGCCGTAGCCGAACAGATCGGCGCGGACACCCGGATCGACTGGTTCGGGGCCGAGAGCTACGCGTCGATGCTCGGGCACGCCGCCAGCAATGCCGGCGCCTCGGCCGAGGCTTTCCGCCGACAGGCGGCCGCTACGCGCGCCTCCGCCTTCGACGGCGTCGGCCCCGCCATGCAGGCACTGCGCGACGCGATGCGCGGCGACGACGAAGTCGGTGCGGACGCCGCGCTGACAGAGGCAACGCAGGCTGCGGAGCGGTTCGAAACGGCGCTCGACGGCGCCGGGAGCGCCGCAACGGATGCAAGCGCCGCCACGGCGGCGGCTGCAGCTGCCGCCGAGCCAGCGACCGATGCGGCCGTCACGGGATGGCAGGCGGTCACGGCCGCGCTCAGCGACTATGCCAGCAAAGCGCGCGAGATCGGCGGCGATATCGGCCAGAGTCTCGTCAGTGCCTTCCGGAGCGCGGAGACTGCAGTCGGCGAGTTCGTGAAGACGGGCAAGCTGAACGTGCACGATCTCGTCACCTCGCTCATCGCCGATCTCGCCAAGCTCGCGGCCCGGCGCTTCATGCTCGGCCCGCTCTCGAACGCGCTCGGCGGCATTCTCGGCCGAGCCGGTGGCGTGTTCGCGAACGTGCTGCACGGCGGTGGCATAGTCGGCGCTCCCGCGCCGGCGCGCATGATCCCGGCGCTCGCCTTCGCGGGGGCGCCTCGGATGCATTCCGGCGGCGCGGTCGGGCTGCGGCACGACGAAGTGCCGGCGATCCTGCAGCGGGGCGAGCGGGTGCTCTCGCGTCGTGAGGCCCAGAACTACGGCGCAGGCGGCGTGAACGTCACGATCATGGCTCGCGACGCGGAGAGCTTCCGGCAGTCCCGCACGCAGGTCGCGGCCGACATCGCCCGCGCCGTCTCGCTCGGCCGGAGGGGGCTCTGATGGCGCTCCACGAGGTCCGGTTTCCGGACGACATCAGCCGCGGGGCGCGCGGCGGTCCGGAGCGGCGCACGCACATCGTCGAGCTCGCCTCCGGCGACGAGGAGCGCAACGCCAGCTGGGCGAACTCGCGCCGCCGCTATGACGTGGCCTACGGCATCCGCCGCGCCGACGACCTGGCGGCTGTCGTCTCCTTCTTCGAGGCGCGCAACGGCCGCCTCCACGGCTTCCGGTTCAAGGACTGGGCCGACCACAAGTCTTGCCTGCCGTCGCAGACGCCGGCTCCGACCGATCAGCCGATCGGCACTGGCGACGGAACGACCACCGCCTTCCAGCTGGTGAAGCGCTACGCGTCGGGCAGCCAGACATGGGTGCGGACGATCATCAAGCCGGTGGCAGGGTCTGTCCGCATCGCGCTCGATGGCATCGAGCAGGGCAGCGGCTGGCTCGTTGACACGACCACCGGCGTCGTAGCCTTCGACACCGCCCCGGCAGCGGGCGTCGCCATCACCGCGGGCTTCGCCTTCGATGTCCCCGTCCGCTTCGACACCGACGCGCTCGACGTTACGCTCGACACAGAGCGGCTCGGCTCGATCACCTCCATCCCGCTCGTGGAGATCCGGCGATGAAATCCCTCTCGCCCGCGCTGCAAGCCCATCTCGATGAGGGCACGACCACGCTCGCCTGGTGCTGGCGGATCACCCGCGCCGACGGCGTGACCTTCGGCTTCACCGACCACGACCGGGCGCTGAGCTTTGACGGCACCGACTTCGAGCCAGAGAGCGGGCTGACCGCCTCCGAGGTGCGCTCGGGCTCCGACCTGTCGGTGGATGCGCAGGACGCCGAGGGTGTGCTGACCTCCGACCGGATCACCGAGACCGACATCCTCGACGGCCGCTGGGACAATGCGGAGGTCGAGGTCTGGCGGGTCAACTGGGCGGACATGAGCCAGCGCGTGCTGATGCGCCGCGGCGCCATCGGACAGATCCGGCGCGGACGGCTCGCCTTCGTCGCCGAAGTCCGCTCGCTCGCCCATGTCCTCGGCCAGACGGTCGGACGGACGTTCCAGGCGAGCTGCGATGCCGCGCTTGGGGATGCGCGCTGCGGAGTCGATCTGGAGGATCCGGCCTACAAGGGCACGGGCGTTGTGCTCGATGTCCTCCGCGATCGCGCGCTCACGGCCTCCGGCCTCGGCGGCTTCGAGGCGGGCTGGTTCACCTTCGGCACGGTCGAGTGGACCAGCGGCGCGAACGCGGGGCGGCGCACCGAGGTGCTGGGCCATGACGTTACGGATGGCATCGCCGTGCTGACCCTGCTCGAGGCGCCGGTGCGCGCGATCGCCGAGAGCGACGGTTTCACCATCCGCGCGGGCTGCGACAAGCGGATGGAGACCTGCGGCGCGAAGTTCGCCAACACCGCCAACTTCCGCGGCTTCCCGCACATTCCCGGCCAGGATGCGGTGCTGCGCTACGCCACCAAGGATGGCGGGCATGAGGGTTCGGTGTTGTGATCTCCGCTGACCCCGCACGCGTCATCGCCGTCGCACGCTCCTGGCTCGGCACGCCGTATCACGACCAGGCGAGCCTGCGCGGCGTCGGCTGCGACTGCCTCGGGCTCGCCCGGGGCGTCTGGCGCGAGGTCGTCGGCCCCGAGCCGTTCCCGATCCCGCCCTACAGCCGCGACTGGGGCGAGACCGGTCCGCGCGAGGTGCTGGCGGAAGGCGCGCGCCGGATGATGATCGAGGTGCCGACTTCCCAGGCTGGGCCCGGCGCGCTGGTCCTCTTCCGCATGAAGCCCCGCGCCATCGCCAAGCATGTCGGGATCCTGACCGGTCCCGCCACCTTCCTCCATGCCTACGAGCGGCTCGGCGTGATCGAGGAGGCGCTAACCCAATCTTGGCGGCGACGCATCGCCTTCGCCTTCCTGTTTCCGCAACGCTGAGATCCCGACCATGGCAACGCTCGTTCTTGGTGCCGCTGGCGCCGCCATTGGCGGCAGCATCGGCGGCGCGATCCTCGGCGTCAGCGCCGCGACCATCGGCGGTTTCATCGGCTCTAGTATCGGCTCGGTCGTCGACAGCTGGATCATCTCGTCGCTGGCGCCCACGCAGCGCATCGAGGGTGCGCGGCTCGACACGCTGCGCATCACCTCGGCCACCGAAGGCGCGGTGATCCCGCGGCTCTATGGCCGGATGCGGATGGGCGGCAACATCATCTGGGCGACGGATTTCCGCGAGGAGACGAAGACCACCACGCAGGGCGGCGGCAAGGGCGGCGGGGGCGGAAAGGTCAAAACGACGGAGTATCTGTACTATGCCAGCTTCGCGGTGGCCTTGTGCGAGGGCCCGATCACCGGGATCGGCCGCATCTGGGCGGACGGCAAGCCGATGGACCTCTCCGGCGTCACGTGGCGCTGGTATCCCGGCGACGAGGTGCAGAGCCCCGATCCGTTCATCGCGGCGAAGATGGGCTCCGCCAACACGCCCGCCTATCGCGGCACCGCCTATGTGGTCTTCGAGGAGCTGGCGCTCTCGACCTACGGCAACCGCCTGCCGCAGCTCTCCTTCGAGGTGTTCCGCCCACTGGCCGATCCCGACACCGCCGAGGGGCTGACCCGCGCCGTCACCATGATCCCGGCATCCGGCGAATTCACCTACGCGACGCAAGCCATCCGCAAGACCGATGGCGGCGCGACGGTGCCCGAGAACCTGAACGCTCTGGCCGACTCCACCGACATGGTCGAAGCGCTGGACCGGCTGCAGGCGATGGCGCCTGCGGTCGAGAGCGTCAGCCTCGTCGTTGCCTGGTTCGGCGACGATCTGCGTGCAGGGTCCTGCAAGGTGCGGCCCGGCGTCGAGGTCTCGGCCAAGTCGACCACGCCCGCCAGCTGGTCGGTCAATGGCATCAGCCGGGCCAGCGCCTTCCTCGTCAGCCGGGATGCAGAGGATCGTCCGGTCTATGGCGGCACGCCGTCCGACTTCGCCGTGGTGCAGGCGATCCAGGAGATGAAGGCGCGCGGGCTGAGGGTGACCTTCTATCCGTTCATCCTGATGGACGTCCCTCCCGGCAACACGCTGCCGAACCCGTATTCGGACAACGCCGCCGAGGCAGGTCAGCCCGCGTTCCCCTGGCGTGGGCGGATCACCTGTTCGCCTGCCGCTGGTTTCGCGGGGACCGTGGACAAGACCGCCACGGCCGCAAGCCAGGTCGCTGCGCTGTTCGGCGCGGCCACGCCCGCCAGCTTCAGCGTCTCGGGTCAGACGGTTTCGTGGACAGGCACGCCCGGCGACTGGGGCCTGCGGCGCATGGTGCTGCACTACGCCCATCTCTGCGCGGCGGCGGGCGGCGTGGACGCCTTCCTCATCGGCACCGAGATGCCGGGGCTGACGACGATCCGGTCGGGCGCGGCCACATATCCGGCCGTGCAGGCGTATCGGGACCTGCTCGCGGATGCGCGCTCGATCCTCGGTGCCAGCACGAAGATCGGCTACGCCGCCGACTGGTCGGAATACTTCGGGCACCAGCCCGGCGACGGCAGCGGCGATGTGTTCTTCCATCTCGATCCGCTCTGGGCCGATCCGGAGATCGATTTCGTCGGCATCGACAACTACATGCCGCTGTCGGACTGGCGCGACGGGTTCGAACACGCGGATGCGGCCGAGGGCTGGCCCGCGATCTACGACCGGGCCTACCTGCAGGCAAACATCGCGGGCGGCGAAGGCTTCGACTGGTTCTACGCCAGCGCAGCGGATCGCACCGCGCAGGTCCGCACGCCGATCACGGATGGTGCGGTCAGCAAGCCGTGGGTCTTCCGCTACAAGGATCTGCGCGCCTGGTGGTCGAACGCGCATTACGATCGCCCGGGCGGGGTGGAGAGCGCGACGCCGACGGCGTGGGCGCCACACTCCAAGCCGATCTGGTTCACCGAGCTCGGCTGTCCCGCCATCGACCGGGGCACGAACCAGCCCAATGTCTTCTTCGATCCGAAATCGTCCGAGAGCTTCACGCCGCATTTCTCGCGGGGCTGGCGCGATGACGCCATCCAGCGTGCCTATCTCGAGGCGACCTATCTCTGGTGGGGCGAGGCCGCCAACAATCCGATCTCTGGCGTCTACGGCGACCGCATGGTGCAGGTGCCCGAATGCGCCGCCTGGACCTGGGACGCACGGCCCTATCCGTTCTTCCCGGCGCTGACCGACGTCTGGACGGACGGGGCGAACTGGCGGCTCGGCCACTGGCTGACGGGGCGGCTCGGCGCGGTGTCGCTTGCGGCGCTGGTCCGGCACCTCTGCCTGCGGGCCGGGATGCCCGAGTCGAGGATCGACGTCTCCGGCCTCTGGGGCGCGGTCGAGGGCTACGCCATCACCGCGCTGGAAAGCCCGCGCGCCTCGATCACCACGCTGTCGCGCCATTTCGGCTTCGACGCCGTCGAGACCGAGGGCGTGATCCGCTTCGTGATGCGCGGGCGGGCGTCCGTCGCTACCCTCGGGCCCGACGATCTGGTCGCCGCCCGCGAGGGCGACCTGCTGGAACTGACGCGCGGCCAGGAAACGGAACTGCCGCAGGCGTTGAAGTGGCAGATCGCGCGGGCGGACGAGGATTACGACGTGGCCCTCGTCGAGGCGCAACGCATCACCGTGGACACGACGCGGATCGCCTCGGAGTCCTTCCCGATGGCTGTGCCATCCGAGGAGGCCGAGCGCCGCTGCCGTCGCGCGTTGATGGAGGCGTGGGTGGGGCGCGAGACCGCGGCCTTCCGTCTGCCGCCCTCGCGCCTCGCCCTCGATCCGGCCGACGCGATCCGACTCGCGCATGACGGACGGCTGGTCGATCTGCGGCTCGTCTCTATCGCCGACGCCGAGGCACGCGGCATCGAGTCCGTCCATCAGGACCGGGCGAGCTATGACCTGCCGCCCGGCGATCCCCGTGCGGCGTCGCTGACGCGGGCCGTGGTGTTCGGCGCGCCGGATGCGATATTGATGGACTTGCCGCAGCTGACCGAAGACCAGCCCGCGCATCGGCCGCTGATCGCCGCGCACGCGGTTCCCTGGCCGGGCGAGATGGCGGTGTTCCGCAGTCCGTCGACGGACGGGTTCGAACTGCTGACCACGGCTCAGTCCCGCGCCCGGATGGGGGCACTGGTCTCCGACTTCTACCCGGGCCCCACCTCGCGTTTCGATGTCGGCAACGCGCTGGTGGTCGATCTGCTGACCGGCACGCTGGAGAGCGTCACCGACCTGACGCTGTTTGGCGGAGCGAACGCGCTGGCCATCGAGAGCGCGCCGGGGGTGTGGGAGATCGTGCAGGCGAGCACGGCCGAGCTGCTCGCGCCCGGCCGGTATCGGCTGACCCGGCTCCTGCGCGGCCAGCGCGGCACCGAAAGCGCCATGGGCAATCCGACGCCCGCCGGCGCGCGGGTCGTGGTGCTCGACGACAGTCTCGCCTCGCTGCCAATCGCCGAGGCCGATCTCGGCATTCCTTGGAACTGGCGCATCGGCCCCGCAAGCCGTCCGGTCAGCCACGAGACCTATGTGGCGCAGGCATTCATGCCGGTGGGCGTGGGGCTGCGGCCGTTCTCGGTCGCCCATGTCGAGCAGCCGTGGCGCAGGCCTCGCACGTCCGGCGATCTGACGCTCCGCTGGACGCGCCGGTCCCGCGCGCTCGCGGCCGACAGCTGGGGCGGGCTCGAGGTGCCGATAGCCGAGGAGACCGAGGCCTACGAGGTCGAGATCATCGACGGTGTCACCGTGAAGCGGGTGCTGAGCACGGACACCACCAGCGCGGTCTACACCGCCGCCCAGCAGACCGCCGACTGGGGCGCGGCGCTCGGCCCGGGCGACACGCTCGACATCCGCATCTTCCAGCTCTCCGCCCTCGTCGGGCGGGGCGCGCCCAAGACCGTCACGCTGACCTTTTGAGGCATGCAATGAGTTCTGGAAGTGCACGCATCCTGCGGCGTAAGCTTGGGTCATGCGCCCTGAAGACGAAGACCGTATAGCAGCCCAGCTTGCCAGAGTGATGGCCGTGGCCTGCGTGCGCAACACGCAGTTGGAGGCCCTGCATGCGGGCCGGACGCCCATCTCGCGCACCGGTGACGGCAGCGACGTCATCGTCCAAGATGCAGAGGGCAACCGCATTCCCTGGTCCGAGGTCTCTCGGATCGATGACGACGAGATGCGCGCGCTCATGCGCGAGATTGTCGATCGGCTCTACACCTTCCATCTGCGGATCGATGACCCGGCCTTCCGTGCCGAAATTGATCGCTGGGCCGCGATGACCGCGAAGTGGGACGCGGCGAAACCCGACCCAGTTCTGTCCGCGATTCCGGGGAAGACGCCCGAGCGCGGGTAGCTCGTCAGCACCACCGCTGCGCCACTGTTCGCCGCCTGCCATGCAGGCGGCCTTCTTCGTTCTGGAGACCGTCCATGTCCGATGCCACGACCCATCTGCTGCTGCCCTACATCCTGGCGGCGCAGGCCCAGAAGCACGTCACCCAAAACGAGGCGCTGAGGATCCTCGACGGACTCGTGCAGCTCTCCGTCCTCGACCGGGACCTGACCGCGCCACCCGGAAGCCCCGCCGACGGCGACCGATACATCGTCGCCTCCGGCGCAACGGGCGACTGGGCGGGCTGGGATCTGAACGTCGCGCTTTGGACCGATGGCGCGTGGCTGCGTCTGCCACCCCGGACCGGCTGGCGGGCGTGGGTCGAGGACGAGGGCCTGTTGCTCGTCTACGACGGTGCAGCCTGGATCGGAACGACACCCACGGCGCTGCAGAACATGGCGCTGCTGGGGCTCGGCACCACGGCGGGCGCCGCGAACCCGTTCTCGGCCAAGCTCAACGCCGCGCTCTGGACGGCGAAGACCGTGGCCGAGGGCGGGACCGGCGATCTGTTCTACACCATGAACAAGGAGGCCGCTGGCGACGATCTCGGGCTGACGTTGCAGACCGGCTTCGTGACCAAGGCGCTGGTCGGGCTGTTCGGCTCAGACCGCTTCCGGCTCGCGGTCTCGGCCGACGGCAGCACCTTCTTCGACGGGCTCAGCGTCGACAACGCCAACGGCATCGTCGACCAGCCCCGGCTCCCGCGGTTCAAGGCATGGACCAACTACGACAACTATGTCGGCGTCGGGACCTGGACGAAGATCGGCCTCAACAACACCGACTACAACGATCAGGGGGCCTTCGACGCCGCGAACAACCACTACGTGGCGCCTGTGGACGGCACCTACCTCTTCGGCGCGACGCTGCTCTACAAGATCAACGCCAGCACCGCGGCGCGCATGAGCGGGCGGCTCGTGCTGAACGGCGGGACTGAGATCCGCGGCTCATTTGGGGAGATCAGCGGGGCTCACGTCTCCGATGCCACGGCGCTCTGGCTGCAGACCATGGTGCCGCTGACAGCGGGCGACACCGTCGAACTCCAAGGGTACTTCCGCGCGGCCGACGGCTACTTCGCCGCCAACCACACCTCTTTCTGGGGCGCGAAGATCGGCTGACGAGGAGGATGCCATGACGGTACGCCGCAACGATCAGGGCCACGTCCGCATGCCCGAGCCGGAGTTCGAGGCGATCCTCGCGCGGGCGGCCGAGGAAGGCGCGAAACGCGCGCTGGCCGATGTCGGTCTCGACGGCGACGAGGCCGCGCTCGACATCCGAGATCTGCGCTCCCTCGTGGATTGCATTCGTCTGGTGCGGCGCACGGCGATGCAGACCGCCGTCCGCATGATCACCACTGGCGTCATGCTGGCGCTGCTCGCGGGCATCGCCATCAAGCTCAAGATCTTCGGCGGCAGCCCGTAGCCGCTCACCATCCCATCCATCAGCCCAACCGCGCCCGCCCTTGAGGCGGGTTTTTCGTTTTCGGAGGATTCTCATGACCACGACCTTCCACCGCCATTGGCGCGACTTGCCTGAGGGCACCTGGCGCTGGCCCAACTTCTCGCCCGCCGAGATCGCCTGCCGCGGCACCGGCAAGCTGCTCATCAACGAACCCGCGCTCGACAAGCTGCAAGCGCTGCGCGACCGGCTGGGCAAGCCGCTGATCGTGCGCTCGGCCTATCGCAGCCCCGAGCACAACCGTGCCGTTGGCGGCGCCACCCGGTCGAAGCACATGGACGGCGGCGCCTTCGATATCGCCATGACGAACCTCGACCCGGTGGCGTTCGAGGCGGCGGCGCGCGAGGTCGGATTCCTCGGCTTCGGCTTCTATCCGCGCTCGGGGTTCATCCATATCGACCTTGGGCCCGCGCGTCAGTGGGGCGAGCGGTTCCCGGTCCGGGCGACAGCATTTGCAGCCGAGACGCCGCCCGCGCGCGAAGTGCTGGCCGACAGCCGCACCATGAAGGGCGGCGGGGCGGCCGGTGTGGCGACGTTGGGTGCTGCGGGCGTGGAGGTCGCGCAGAGCGTCCTGGCCGAGACCCAGTCCGCCATCCTGCCGCTCGTGCCATATCTCGACACGCTCCGCTGGGTGTTCATCGCAGTGGCGCTCGGCGGCATCGCGGTCACGATCTACGCCCGGCTCGATGACTGGCGCCGGGGGCGGCGGTGA